TTGGACAGTCCAAGTCAGTTGACAACTGCTGCTGCAGCCACCTTGAGCAAGTACCCGATGTACTTTGGCGACTGGACTCGCGGCCACACCATCATTGATCGTTTGAATATGATCATGCGTCGCTACGACCAAACGCTCCCAGGCTACATCACCTTCTACGGCGAGAAGCGTCTGGCCACCAGCGTGCGCGATCCAAACGCACTGATCCGTTACCGTTCGACGGCCACTGCTGCCAACTAATAGTTGTGCGAGAAGGGAGAGGCCAAAACCTCTCCCTGCATTTTCGATTTCAACTGGAACAACAATGAAAACCATTACCGAAAAAATCCTGGACGGCATCAAGCAGACGCTGGAAAATGGCGACAAAGTCAAGATCGATCTGCGCGAGGCAGCAGGTCTTACAGGCAGCGGCGATGGTCAAGGTGGACGGACTTATTTTGATGACGCATTCGCAGCCTTGCGATATGCAAATCCATTTCGGCGTGGCGCTCGGCAGGTCAAAGTTGCAGGCTCCAGCGCAATGTTTGTGGCCAAAACAGGCAATGCAGCCAACCAAACAAACCCTTGGGGCTACACATTTACCCCCAACAGCGGCACCCCAAGCACATCTACAACGATTTGGCAATTGCCGACTCGCGTGATTACGGCTCAATTGCCAATCCGCACAGCAGCAATGTCGGACATCAACTACCTCAATGAAACCATCGTTGAAGACTTGATGCTGGAATTCTCGGCCATTGAAGCTGCATCTTGCGCCGACAACAATGATCAAGCAGGCAGCACAACTAACGCCACAGGCGCAACAAGCGGTCTGCGTGGGTTAAACTACTACGCTGGCACCAGCGGGTCGGCAGCAGCTTACGGAACGTCTGGCACAGCCATCACAAATGGCTTGCACACTTTATGCACAGTTGGTCACGTCCACACAAGTGTAAATTATGAAACTTTGGCCGATATGGCTAATGCTTTGCCACCTCAATACTGGAATCTGCCTGGGACTGCATGGCATATGCACCCCACCTACATTTCTGCAATTCGACAATATGAGCATGGAAGTAGCGGGTATTCATTGGTAGAAACTGGCGAGTTGGGAGAAGGCCCAGCTGTAAACATCTTGGGTTTCCCTGTCATCCCCAACCCTTATCTCGACCCTACAGGCACCGCAGGCAATTTCCCTGTATACCTGGCAAACTGGCCTCAGTTTATGACTATTGCCGACATTGAAGAAATGTCCATCCAAGCTATGGAAGAAACCACGCCAGGGTTCATTACGCTGTACGCAGAGAAACGTATGGTCAGCACTGTGCGCAATCCGTTTGCTGGCGTCCGTCTGATCGAGACTTAAACAATGGCTGCTGACGTTTTAGTTTCTGGCCTGCCTTTCGGGGCAGCTACTCGCAACCCGTTCAATTATTCAAAAGTTGAACAGATCGGGCGTGACAACTCTACTGCTTGGTTGACAGAGACAGAAATCACCAATCAATTGAACTTGTTTGGCGACACCAGCCAGAATACCTATCTGGACGGCCTGGAATTGGCTGTTAGGCAAGCGATTGAAGATTACCTAGGCATGTCTATCTTTCCAGTGTCCTATCGCGTCTGGTACGGCACAGAGAGCCTTGCAGCCGCTCCCGTAAGCCTTGATTTGCCAGAAGTCAGCCAGAATGCAAATTCCGCTTTGGCTGGAGTAACGATTACATCGTTGAAATATTGGAATGATGATTTCCCAGCCACTTCAGTGACTGTGTCATCTTCGCAATATTACTATGACGTTTCTGGCAATAAATTGATTGTTTTGAGTCTGCCAACAAGCATCAACTCAAGCATGACTGCGCCAATTTATATAGATTACGCTACAGTAGCAAATCCGTTGGCAGCTTATCCGGTCATCAAACAAGCTGGGCTTTTGTTGTTGACTCATCTGTACAACAATCGTAGCGACACTACTGAAAGGAAATTGAACAACATTCCTTTTGGTGTTTCAACTTTGCTTCGGCCATACAAACCGCTGGTAATGTAAATGGCAATTGCACGGTTTGAAAATCTGAGTGTTAATAATCTCACCTTTGGGAAATCAACTTTTGGTGAGCAAAGCACGACTCAATCTTTATGGTTTACAACTCGTGGCCGTGTTCATGATGTTTCAAACAATATAAAGATTACAGACAAGTATCGTGTCTATTCTGACGTTGTGGAATTTACATTAAATTACACGCCAAACATCAAAACAATTATTGACAATCAGAATGCGTATTCCATTACTTGGCGTGGTTTTGATTGGCGCATTGACAATGTTCGCGAAGCAAATGATCGAATGACAGCAATGATTATGTGCGTTCGCAATGATCCTGTGGTGGCGGTTTAATGGCAACTCAGCAAAATCCGGTTAACTATGCCAAAGCAATTCAGTACCAACTGACCAGCATTGTTACGCCTGTGCCTGTGTATTCGGCATTCAATCGCAACTTTGCAACTGAACCAAAATTTGTCACTTGGATGCTCAGAAATGTGCATCAGCCTGTGTACACGGGCAGCAATCAAGCAAACAAAGGCATTGATCGACCTGTTTTTCAGATTTCAATTTTTACTCAAGTCATTGAAGATGGGTTTACAATATCAAATCAAATTTTGCAGTCGCTGCATGGCTACTCAGGATTTTTTGGTGGAACTACTGGGTGGATCAATGCTGCAGGTCAATTTGTAACTTGGACAAATGTTGATATTGACACAATAGGCTGGACATCACCAAACACTGGCACAGGGTTTTATATTTCAAAAGCTGATGTTCATTGGCTTTACAATTCATACGACAATGAGCAGAAATTGGCGCAAGTGTTTTTAGATTGCACCCTTGACATTCCAACATAAAACACCCCAAACTACTTTTTGAAGGAACTGAAAAATGGCTCTGCCTAATAAAATTCTTCCCGGTTTTAGCGCTTCAATGTATGCTCAACCGTCAGCCAGTCCTACGCCATTGACCCTGGCGCAACTGTCCCTGGTTGCCAGCACATCAGCGATTGCGATTACGGGCAATTTGATGAATATTGAAGCGATTCCCGCTTTTGGCCAGGACGATGCTGTGGCATCGTTTACGGTTGCCGGCTCGCGTCAATCTGACAAGCTGCCTTCGCAATCTGCTCCCACTTCAATGACGATCACATCTGCATGGAATCCTTCGGATGCCGTTACGTTGCTGCTGCGCGGCGATGCTTACAGCGGTACTGTGGATCGCACATTTGTGATTGCTGCTACTGACGGCACCAACATTGTGTACTATGCCTTCAACGGGCGCGTGTCGCAATTCCAGATTGATGCCCAACCTGGCGCAGAAGCCAAGTGCATGTATTCCATTCACCCCCGGGGCAATCTGTACGGGTGGAGCAACAACGCTTAATCAGGAGAAACCATCATGGCAGCACCAGCATTAATACTACCCGGCTTTAGCGCATCAATGTGGATGCAGAGCGGCGCAACGCCTACAGCATTCACCACAGCCAACTTGTCTGTGTGGGCAGCGCAAGTGGCCACCCTGGTCGGCACCGTGGCCAACGGCACTGGCGCGTCTGGCACTGCATTGAATATTGAAGCTGTGCCGGCCTTTGGCCAAGATGACGCAGTGGCCAGCTTCGGTGTGGCAGGGTCACGGCAGTCTGACAAAATCCCAACGCAATCGGCACCGACCTCTATGACCATCACTGCAGCTTGGAATCCTTCGGATGCCGGCCTGCTTTTGATTCGTGGCGATGCCTACAGCGGCGTGATTGATCGCACATTTGTTGTGGCGGCAGTCAGCGGAGTGACCACAATTGCTTACGCCTTCAATGGTCGCGTCAGTCAATTCCAGATCGACGCGCAGCCTGGGGCCGAGGCCAAATGCATGTTTACCATCCATCCTCGCGGCAACCAGTATGGCTGGAGCAACACATAATGACCGCGCTTGATCAAGCGGTGCTTGATTTGACATCAGCCACTGGAGACTTGGATTTGATTGCCAGGTTTTCAGTAGTTGATGCCAATGAGGTTGCTGACGCATTGCTGACAGTCGAATCAGACTCTGCGGAAGGCGTTGCGCTGCGGCTGTTGGCCAAATACAACCCAATTGTGCAGACTGTGAAGGTCAGCAAAAAGTCGCCATGAAATTTAGCGTAGAGCAGGCCCAGCCCAACCCAGTCAGTGCATTTGCAACTTGCTTGTTGCATAGCGTGACCGGCACGCACATGCTGCACTTGGCCACGCGCAGCTTGGCTGAACATAAGGCGCTGGAAGCCTTCTATTCGGCCATTGGCGACTTGATTGACGGGTTTGTGGAAGCCTACCAGGGCAAATACGCCACTCGCATTTCCTACGTTGCCGGGTTTGATCTGCCGCCAGGGCCGATGGATTACATGCTGTATCTCAAGGATGAGGTGGCTACTTTGCGAGTTGCAAATGGCTTCCCTCAAGATTCAGAACTTCAGAACATCACTGATGAAATTGCCTCTTTAATCAATGGAACAATGTATCAACTGACTCTATCATGACCCAAAATACGACAATACAAAATACAAGTGACCTTCTGAGTTTCTTGGTCAATCAGTCTGAAATTCGCAAAGACTGGTTTGGTTTTACACAGCAGCGAATGACGGCGGTTACATTAGCGCACGAAATTGCTGCAAGTCATGCTCATCACATGACGCCGGCCCAAGTGGTGTCCTATGCCTTGGCGCTGAATAGCGAAATTTACAACAAAATCATTAAAGGATAAAACATGAGCAAATTAACTGCGGCTTTTGGTGACTCCAAATCCCTTCGCGTCAAGACCTTTATGCTGGGCGAGCATGAATTCAAAGTTCGCGTTCCGTTGTCTAAAGAACTTGATGAAATGCAGGTTCGCTTGTCTATTGTCGATAAAGACAAGGCAGAAGCACGCTACATCAAAATGTCTACGCCTTTTCTCAAGGATGACATTGCCGGCGTTGAGCGCCTTGGCGATGATGTGATTGTGGATGGCCGCTCTTTGCGGCAATTGATTCGCACTGTTTCCGAAATGGAAAACAAAATTGTCGAGTACGTCAAATTGCTGGTGCCGGCTGATGGCACCCTGGACGATTTGACATACGAAGAAATTGAGGCCGAGTGGCCGACCCAAGTTCAAATGGAATTGCTTGAAGCAATTTCTTCGGCCATTCAACCCGGGTACAAGGACGCAAGAAAAAACTAATTCAGGACATTCACCTACAAGCCAGGGCTTATGTCTTGGCGCATGGAGGATGTCCTGATGAAATCAATTCTGAGGATTTCAGGAACATTGAAATCTTGTTGAGTGATGGCTTTATTGGCAATAAGGCAATCTTGCTGGCGTTAAGTTGTTTGACCACTGGCAATCTGAATTCAAAACTCAAACAAACTTCAACGCCATATACAATAAAAGATGTGCTGCCGTCGGCGCATGAATACATTATTCCACCTCAAAGCGAGGAGGTAAAGCAAGTGCAAGTCCAAAACCAATTGCTTTCGTTCATGCTATCAAGACCTGAATCGAAAGAGCATTTGAAAGTCTGAAGTGGCCGATTACTCTCCAAACAATAGGACGATCAAGCTGGAAGGCTTCGCTGAGTTTGAGGAGCAATTGAAAGCTATGGCCCAAGGTTTTAGGGCCGACACTGTGGCTCGGCGCACCTTGGCTTTGGCGGCCAACGAAGCAATGGCTCCAGTTGAGCAGGCCGCAAAGGCAATGGCTGCTTACGACAACAACAATACCAAAAACATCCACATGCGGAACACCATTCGCACAGATTACAGAATTCCCAACGAAAAAGACCGGCAATCGAATTTTGTAAATCCAACCGATTCGGTGATTGCGGTGGTGTCGGTCAAACGCAGCGCAGTCTCTTTGGCAAATGAATTTGGCACGGCTAAAATGCCAGCACATCCATTTCTCAGGAAATCTTTGGATCAAAACGCCGAGGCGGTTCTTGGAATTCTAAAAACCAGGCTTGCAACTATCATTCCAGCGTATGCGCTGAAACTGTCCAAACGAAGGAAGAAATAATGGCATCCAATAATATTGCTCGGCTGGGTGTAGTCCTGGGGTTGGACACGGCAGAATTTACGGCATCGATTGACAAAGCAATCAATGAAAACCGCAAACTTGGCCAGGCTATCAAACGTGAAAGTAATGCCGCTGCCGGTGAAATTGTTTCCCTTAAAAATGCCACAGATGATTATGGCAAGACCTTAACCAAGGTTCAAATTATTGAGCGAGAAATCAGCACAGGAAGATTTAGGTTGGCGTCGAATGATCTCAAAATGCAATTGCTGGCTCAAGCTGCTGCTTATGATCAAGTGGCCACAAGCGCCCACAAAGCTGCTGGAGGTCTTACAGCATGGCAAAAACAAGGACTAGCTTACCAGACCACCGACTTCTTTACGCAGATCGCATCTGGCCAAAGTATCATAATTGCAGCCATCCAGCAGGGTGGTCAATTAAAAGACCAGATGGGCGGCCTGGGCAATATGTTCCGGGTTCTCACACCGTTAGTCATTTCTCCGACGGGTGCCCTGGTGGCATTTGTCGCAACCCTTGGTCTGGCAGCTACCGCAGCCGTCATGGGTCGAAAAGAGTTTGATGCGCTTAACAACTCATTGATCTTGACTGGTCAGTATTCTGGCGTCACTACAGATAGCTTTGCTCTGATGGCCAAAACCATTAGCACGACCTCCCGTGCCAGTGTGGGCGATGCCAAAGATATTTTGAATGCCCTGATTGGCTCTGGCCAATTTACCAATCAAACCTTTGACTCTGTTTCTAAAACTATTCAACGATTCTCAGAATTGAGTGGTTTGGCTGCCAAAGACGCTGCCATCAAACTAATTCCTATGCTGGATGGTTCTGCGTCCAGCGCCAAAAAGCTCAACGATCAATACAACTTTTTGACGTTAGCTCAATACAAACAAATTGAAGCATTGGCAAGACAAAATAAAATTCAAGAGTCAATTATATTGACTTCTGATTTAATGCGCGCTAGTTTTGGCAAGACAAAAACAGAACTGGGTTATTTAGATGAGGCATTAGATTTTACCAAAAAGAAATGGAGCGAATTTTGGGATGCCGCCATGAATTGGGGTAAACCAGATTCTGTTCCCAATCAAATTAGAACCATTCAAGAACGTATCAATGCAATGGTAGACCGAGGTGCGCCAAAACCACGGCCACTGCTTGGTGATAAAGATGAAAATGTCAAAGCATATGCTGATGAATTAAATCGTCTGGAAGAGCAAAAAGCTAAACTTATTGCCATTTTGGTTAAAGCAAATGATGAAGCCAAAAAAATAGAGGGCGAAAAGAAAAAAATAAATGTTTATGCCGGTGACGGTGGCTATCAACATACCTTACGCCTTCACGAAAGATTTGAAGATGCGGTCAATACTTTAAGTATTGAAAAAAGAAAAGCTAATGCCGACGAGGAAGAAAAATTGCGGCTGGATTCATACGAACGGCAGCGCGCTTTATTAATTGAAATGTGGCGAGATGTAGAAGGCAAGGATAAAAATTATGCGGATTTTCGGCGATCAATCTATTACAAAGAATTGGAAGTAGAGATTGAA